CTAGTTGTATTTCATCGTGTACCCATGCCACCTGCTTACAGTCCTCTGTCCACCCTTTCTCTAGTAGGGCATTGTGAAACTCTACCATCCACTGCTTACATATAAGTGAACCTGCTGACTGTAATAAAGTGTTGAGGGCTGCGTGTGATGAACGCACTCTTAAGTGTCTTCCGTCTAAGCCCACTAAGTAACCCCTCTCTGCTGCTTCCTGTACTCTATCTATGAGGGTGCTTAGTGCAGGGAGTTTATTAAGAAAACGCTTCTTCAACTGCGCTCCCTCTTTAGCTCCTGCCTTTACAATTTCACCCATCTTTGCGGCTCCTGCTCCGTACAGAAACCCATAGATAAAAGTCTTGGCCTGTGGTCTGGTCTCTAGCCCTGCTGCTTTCTGGTTAGCTGTATGGATATCTCCATTAACCACAGTCTCACCATAGGCCCCGCCATCATACTTAGCCATGTAGTGAGCCAAGCACCTAAGCTCTAGGCCAGACACATCCACACCTACTAGGCTACGTCCTTGAGAGGCTGTGAATAGTTCCCTACACTCTCTCCCGTAGGGCGCACCCACGGATGGAACCTGTGCCACGTTAGGGTAAGCATGTGTTGCTCTCCCTGTGACGGCTCCATTTGTATTTACGCTACCGTAGATACGCCCTCCTCGCTCAACCTTGAGCCACGCTTGGTTACCATCCCCAAGCTGTCCTAATCTTTTTATTAAGGTGTAGTATTCAACCAGTACCTTTGCCTCTGGGTAAGGCAACCTAGCGAGTATCTTCTCGTCAACCTTAGGCTTACCATCATTAGTAAAGTCTTTAGGTTCCCACCCTCGTAGTTCCTTGAGCCTATTAGCTACGTGGTCTCTGCTACCGGGGTTGAACTCTATCTCCTTGACCTTATAAGTAGGCACTCCTTTGACATACCCTCGCTTCTTATTGTTAACCTTGGGGGTGAACGGTGTCCTTACTTCCCAGTTAGGGAATACAGACTTAAGCTCCTCAGAGAGTTCTAACTTACGTCCTAGTAGCTGACCATAGAGTTTACTTGCTGACTCTACATCAAAGGCAAAACCATTCTTTTCTTGCTCCCATATCAGAGCAGCTACAGCATGTTCTAACTCTATGGCTTGCTCACTGTATTCCTTCTTAACTACTCTGTTCCAAAGGTCACAGGTAAGCTCAACATCTTGGATACAATAAGTTAACATCTCCTCGTTAAATACTTCCCATCCACCATCATAGTCTCCCTTATGGTTTCCTAATCGGTGACCCCATGCTTCTAAACTATGGGAGCCTATTAGTTTTCTAGGGAACTCATCCCTTGTAAAATCATTTTGTTTTACATCAGCCCAGATTAGGCGGGTACAAACTAAGGTATCTCTTATTAATCCTTTAGGTTTAAAAGTACCTAGAAGTTTCTCTAACACAGGGATGTCATACTTAATAATGTTGTGACCAATAATAACATCTGCGTCTTCTAAAAGTTTAGCACCCTCTTTCCAGTCCTCAGTAAAGCTAAGTATTTCACCAGAGTTAATGTCTTTAAGTACCAAGCAGTGTACTGTAGATACTTCGTTAAGTAGACCGTCAGTCTCTAGGTCAAAAGCATACTTAGAACTCATCTTCAACCCCCTCTGCAAACGCAGGGTTACACTCTAATAATCTCCCTGTATCTGGGTTGAACTGAACGTGACAGGCAATCCCTGTGTCACCACTAAACCTATTCTTCAGTACCCTTACAGTAGTGACGTTAGCGCCTTCACCCTGTTGGTTTCTCTCTAAGCCCAGCACCATGTCAGATAACTGAGCAATCGCATGGCTACCCCTGAGTTGAGACAGGCTAGTCTGTGCCCCTTCTTCGTGCCCTTTGTCACCATTGGGTCGCTTAAGGTGGGACACTAAGACTAGCCCTACTCCTGTTTCCTGAACCAAAGTTCTGAGGGAGGTCATAGCATTGTCTATTAACCTTCTTTCATCCCCATCACCCAGTCCCGAAACCACAATCGAAAGGTGGTCAAGGATAATCCAATCGCACTCTGCTCCTTGAGCCAGAAAGCGGATTCTATTAAGCAAGTTATCAATAGCGGTGCTACCAAAACTGTCATAGAAAAAAGTTCTCCCGTTCCCGATGCAATGCTCATAAGCCTCCTTTAACTTCATATCTTCGGGGTTGTCTATGCCTAAATGTAAAGGCTGGTTAGTGTGTAATCCCATCAGTCCCAGTGCTGTACGCTTGACAGTCTCTTCAAGCATGATGAATCCAACACGTTCACCGATGTTAATAAGGTGGTATCCTATTTCCCGCACCAAAGCACTCTTCCCTATGCCACTGCCTGCGGTGATGGTGGTTAGCTCTGACTTACGTAGCCCGTGAGTCTTCTCATTGAGTCCAACGTAGGGATACTCTACGCTGTAAACAACCTCTCGCTCACTGATTGATTTCCATAGGTCATCACCAGATACAATACCGTCAGGTCTAAACACCTTGGCTCCCCAGATGGCATCAATAACCTCCTTCCCTCTACCTGCTACCAACATATCATTGGCATCCTTCAATGGTAGTGAGGCTATCTTAGCTTTACCGGGGGTGAGGACAGCGGCACATTCCTTAGCTGCCTCCTGTCCGGGTTCGTCCATGTCAAACATAAAGACTACAGTTTCAAACCCTTCGATAAACTCTAGGCTTTGCTGTATATCTTTCTTGGCTCCCTGTGCGCCATTCTTTACTGATACTACAGGCCACTTATTCTGCTGTAATTGAGACACTGAGAGACAATCAATCTCACCCTCAGTTACGACAAGCATCTTCCCTCCGTCACGCCATAGCCACTGTCCATATAATCCGATTCCCTTAGGGGAACCACGCCATGCGAATGACTTGTCAACGTGTCTAATTTTTTGAGCCAAAACATTTTGGTTGGACTTGTAGTTTGCTACCTGACAGTTCTTCCCTGCGTGTCGTGAAACACGGTAGTCAAACTTTCTACAAGTCTCTTCGGAGATTTTACGTTTAGTTAAGGGCTTAAACTCCCCCTGAATAAACGTGTTATCAAGTGCATCCAGTGGAACTACTAAATCCCCGAATTTACGAAACTGTGCCGATTCCACTTCATCTCCTTTTTCATAATAACCACACCCAAAACAATGCCCATGCCCATCAGAGTATCTAGCCAAGTTGTTCCTTGAGCCACACTGGGGGCATGGTTCGTGGGTAACAAAGGTAGACTCACTTAATTCCTCTGTCATACCATTCTCCTACATCAAAACAAGGACAGTCCTTACTAGACACATCGTTGTGTCCTATAAGCCTAGCTGCTGGGTACCTAGCCTTAAGCCCATCTACCAGCAACCTAAGCATGACGTACTGAATATCAGTAAAGGACGCAAAGGGCTTACTAGTGGCAGACAAACCGCCTACCATACAGATGCCTACAGAACTCCAATTGTGACCCCTTGCATGTGCCCCTGTAGCCTCTATGTCTCTGCCTGTCTCAATCGTACCGTCCCTCTTGATAACAAAGTGGTAGCCAATACCTGACCACCCCCTCTGTCTATGCCAACGGTCGATCTCTTTAGCATCAATGTCTTGATCTGGTCGAGTGGCCGCACAATGCACAATTATTTCTTTGGTTTCTTGCCTTGGCATAATGCCTCCGTTGCTCGTCTAGTTTTAATTGGTAGTTTTTCTTTAATCCACGACAGCGGGATACTCTTGTCGGCATACTCAAAGCCATGTCTGTCACACCACATCCCGTATGTTGTTGTAGATTTTTTACCAATCCGTGAATTGGAGTTACTAAATACAAACCTTATGTCTAACTCTGGGTTCTGCGCCTTAATCAATTTATGTTTTGATCTATCGCTACTTAAGAACTGTCCTTTGGTTTCCACAATGACTCCGTTAGGTAACACAAAGTCTGGTTTATATTTAGATGAGGGCTTCTGGTAGAGTACCCAGCCGGGGGGTTCGTAAGCATACTTGACCCCCAACTGAGTTAGTTCCTCTGCTACCTTGACCTCTAAGCCACTCCTAAAGCTCTGCCTAAAAGTCCTCGTCTTCCTCATCGTCCCCAAACCCTGCGTCCGTTGCGGTCTCTTCCTGCTCTACTTCGTAGCCATCGGTTGCCTCAAAGCCAAATGAAGCGCCATCACCACCGCCACCAGAATTAAGCTCAATGATCTGTACCGCGTTAAGACGTAAGGACACACCGTACTTTTCTGTCGAGGCTACGTAGCAAGGGAAGAACTCACCTGCTATAGCCATGACACTGCCGCCCCAGATAGAATCAATCTTCTTAATAGGCTTACCTGCGGCATCAAAAAGTTTAGGCTTTAGCTCAACCACCTCGCCTGTCTTACTGTTCTTGTAAGAGGCATTCATAGAGAAACTAAAGATGTAACGCCCTGTCTTGTTTAGCTCGTCATCACGCTCTGCTTTGTAGGGAGAGAACGTACCTACTTCCCGCCCATCTTCTTCAGCTTCCTTGAACTTGATCTTAGGAACTAAAGACTTAGCTACCTCTGTAGCCTTATCTATCTTCTTGATTAAACCCTTTGCTTCCTTCTCTTCTAGGATTAAGCCCACCTTGTATTTGGTTTGCCCTTTATAGGTGTCAGGTGTGACTAAATGTGGGTAGTGTGCTACGCCTTTGGGTGTAGTAAACTTCTCATACTGCTGCTTGTTACTTGCCATACTTATTCATCCTCCTCAGGATTGTTGTCTTCCAGAATGAAACCATAAGAACCTATAGCCTCAACCTGAATGTCTAGCGGGACAGGAATGCCCGCACGTTCATAAAAATCTAACTGTCTTTCCATCATTATTTCCTTAGTCTGTCTAATACTGGTGGGTAATTATTACCTGAGTGTATAGTTAAGCAAAAAAGAACTCACTCTCTTCTACCAAGTGAATATCTAAGTCACCTTTTTCTGGTAACTCAGGTATATCTACATGCCTAACTACAGGTAAGGTGGCCTTTAGGTCTTCCTTAAAGTCCTCCAATACGTCTGTCTGTGAGTACATCTCTACGAATGCTTTACGGATACACCACCACATTTCCTCAGCGTCAGCCGCGTGAGTCCCAAAGCTATCATGTACCATAGCAAAGTTATGTATACCTAACTGCTGTGCTATGTGAATAGTCATCATGCAGTGACTAGCATCAATACTATGGACAAAGTTAGGGGCTACTCCATTTGCCTGTCGGTGCTTGTCTAGCTCTCCTGTCTCGCTGTATAGAGAGGGCTTAAACACTGAGCCTAACAGCTTGGTCTCAACACGATGGGGCTTAGTGGCCTTGTATGCCTGTAGCACAGGGAAATTACATGGAGTCCACCACTTGACAGGAACCATTTCAGAGGATGCTAACCTCGCTGACTTTTGGAGCCACCCCATAGCCTGTATAGCTGCCCTCGCCACTTCACCGATGCTGTGCCAACACAGATTCGCCATGAATGCAGAGGCTTTGAAAGGGTCTTCACCAAAAGGGTGTTCCTTCCCATTCTCTACCTCTTCCTTAATGTGGTCTAACACAAAGTCAGTGAAGCTATACTGCCTCCCACCGTAAGGCAACACCATGCACGGCCTCTTGGTACACTTCCTAGACACCCCAAACTGTAACCACTGGCTAGGAAAGACCTCTTTATCTACTGTCTTTAATTTTTCTGTAACCCTATCTGCTACCTTTTGGTATATGTCTTGGGGCTTGTCAGAGGGGATAAGGTTAACCTCTTTCCCTGTCACAGCACACCTCAACATAGCGGCAAAGTGTTGCAGACCATTACATGAACCATCAGCACTGACAGGTAGGTAGGACACATAGCCCTCACCTTCAGCACACCACCCTGCCCACTCTTTACAGAACGCTAGGAACTGAAAGGGGCTAGAGGCTTCCTTCGCCCACCAAAGGTCAGCTAAAGGGTCTTCTGCGGCTAACAGGATTCTCTGCTCATTGTCAGTTACCCAGTCTATCCTGTCCTGCATGTTCACCTTATCAAACCCAAAGCAATTAGCCCCGTGGATAGCCAAGTGACATGCCCCCTGTTCATCTATGGGTTTCCCTTTAGCAAACGTCAGTAAACCCTTGGCATAGTCAGTTCCCTGTGGGTTAAGATAAGAGGGCACAGAGTATATCCGTGACCTAAAATCTAACTGGTATACCATATACAGAGTAGGTTCATCTCTAAACTGCTCCGCTATCTCAATCGTCTTCCTTAACAGGAGCCTTCTGCTGTTCATTCTGTTGTTCTCAGAGTGTACCCCTGCGGCTCTCTTCTTCCACTCCCTACGAGCTACCTTATTAGTAGAAATATCGTAGGGTTTAGTAGGTAGCGGTAAGTTTTCTGAGGGAGGTAACTTAGGCAACGCTATGCCTGTCTCCCATACTTCCTTTAGCGTATCCAAGATAAACGTATTGACCTTAAATGCTGTGTTCTGCATCGCATTGACAGCGCCATAAACCATAGGCATATCTACAGTCTTCAATTCATCTAAGTACTTTTTGTTAAACGTCTTAACCAGAGTGAGTGGCCTTACGTTTGCCGTGTGATACCCACCATTGAAAGGTGTAGTCCAGTCACGCGGAGGCTGTACACAAGGATAATACTCAGGCTTCAGCACTTCTTTAAACTCATTCAAATCTTTAATGGCTTTCATAGTGTTGGCTGTAGGTAATATTAAACGTGTTTCCTTACGCCCTCTTCTCGTCAAAGCCTGTGTGATTAACCCTGTGTGCTGTATAGCAAGGTCAATCAAGAACGTACCAACAAGAAGTCTCTCTCTTGGTGTCCATACCTTCCACTCTTGGCCATCCTTACGAGCCGCCTGTATGAGCCTTCTGCGCTTGTAAGTGTATGACCCCGGCCTCTTGTCTAGCTCATCAAGAACATACGTCATAAAGCGTTTGTTGCCCTCCTCGTATGCCCTTATGCGTACCTCGTCTTCTAATGTCCTGCCTAGTGTAACTGCTGAATGCACAAACCCACGTTGCGTAGTGATCTGATTCAACAGGACACGTAAGGTGATCGTTGCAGCCACATCAGGCTCAAGGTGACTCACCATGATTGCACCTGTAGATGCCCTCCCTGCCTTACCTTCCAGACAAGCATTAACGCTTTCCCTTATAGCAGACTCAAGGGCAGGCAAAGATACTCTTAAAAGGTACTGACCGTAATCTGTAGTAGACTCTTGGCCTCTCTCTTTTTTCTTCGTTTGTTCCTTACGATGCCTTGTGATACCTGCGGCTCGCATCTCTTGCTCTAAAGCTATTTGCTTTGGCGTTACGGTATGTTGCATATAGTTACTCTCTGTTTAAGTTACTGTTTATAACTTACTAAACAATAAAGCCCATTTTAGTTACATTAAGTGCTTTTAAGCCTGTTAGTGTAACTATTTTGGGACGCTATGGTTGTTTAGTTATCTCTTAACAATATTATGTTTTTGTCTAGCGATAACTAATCAATACTACCTCCTAATTGAATTAATTACCTGAATGTATATATTCTAACACGGGATTTCAGGTCTTCTGTTTTTCTCCCATGTTATCAGTGACATACAGCTAGTCTACAGTTGCCTCTGTGGATACATTCTGCATTATCAAAATAAGGTACGAAAATATCCACGCTCTTCTGTGGGATAATGTGATACTCGCTCCCATGCCTCAGACACAGCTTCACCCCGTCCGTATTCTGATACTGAGCGCTTTAAAATTATTTGTTTTTGGTCATCTACAGTACCGACAGTTGCTCTGTAATATTCAATTACAGGTGTTTCTATTCCGTAAAAACGCTCATACAGCCTAAACCTAGCTACTAACTTCACCTTTCCTACCTCCTGTTTTGGTTCCGTAATCAATTACGGTACCATATTAAAACAATTACCTTAGTGCATATATTTTAGCATGGGATTTCAGGTCTTCTGTTTTTCTCCCATGTTATCAGTGACATACGGTGTGGCTATGGTTGCCTTAGTGGATACATCAAACATCTTTAAAATCTTAATAGCTTCACCCTCTAACTCTTTCTTTCTT